GTACGTAAGTCGCAGTGAACTCGGGTGGCCGCCCTCAGCGGCCCCCAGTCAGTCTGTTCCTGTAGAGGGATTCAAGATTCACTACGAGGGAACTCCGGTTCCTGTCGTAGAGCATTCCAAGTGTGCCGGTCGCTGGACGGCGATCCGGAACTCTCATCTGGCTAACACCAAGGAGGGATACTCGGATGTTGCATACAACTGGGCTGTCTGCAACCACGGCGTCGTATTCGAAGGGCGCGGGTGGGGCAAGCAGACTGGAGCCAATGGAAGCCAGGCCCTTAATCGACCGGTAAACGCCATCCTGTGGATGGGCGGCACTTCGGGGGTTACCGTCCCCAGCGGTGCAGCCGTGGAGTCGATTAAGGAGCTGATCCAGTATCTCCGCCTCAAGGGGGCGGGCAAGTACATCGGTGGACATCGAGACGGTTTCAGTACCTCATGCCCCGGTGATGCTATGTATTCCCTTGTGAAGTCAGGTAAGCTCGAACCTAAGGATGACGAGATGGAACCCGTAGACGTGTGGGCGTACAAGGGTACGGACGAGAAGTCCGATGCCTATGCCTACCTCCGCAACATCCGCTGGGAGATCGACGAGATGCAGAAGAAGCTCGACACTCTGACCACCCTCGTCAAGCAGCTCCTCAACAAGTAACCCGACAAGGAGGTGACCATGCCGCGCAGCCTCGAAGAAATCATCACGCGAGTAGACTCGCTGCGGCAGGCCAACGACGAACGGGATCGAAGGTTCAACAACGTCCACGACGTTCGCTCTGGTGAAATCCAGAACGTGATCCCAGGGTCCATGCCTGACGCATGGCCCAAGCCAATCGTCGCAAACCTGATCGACACCTCCGCTCGTGATACGGCTGAGGTTATGGGTGCGATGCCGAGTATCAACTGCTCTACCGGTATCCTCACCACGGAGAAGGCGAAGAAGTTCTCCAGCAAGAAAACTAAGATCGCGAACTACTACGTTCAGTGCTCTAACCTCTCCGCTGGAAAGCAGATCACTTTCGCTGACCACTACACCACGTTCGGCATGGCGATCTACGTCATCGAGCCGGACTTCGAGAACAAGCGTCCCCACATCCGCGTAGAGAATCCGATGAACTCGTACATCGAGAAGGATCTCTTCGGCCGGATCATCTCCTTTACCAAGGTGTACAAGGAGAAGGCGATAATCCTTGCCAACAAGTACCCGCAGATCAAGAACGGTTTGATGGGTGAGAAGGTTGGACCACGAGCCGATAGCTCGTGGGGTGATCGCGATATAGAGGTTGTGAAGTACTGCGACAAGGACAAGCTGGTCCTCTTCCTCCCGCAGCGCAACAACATCGTCTGCATGAACGAGGTCAACCCTCTCGGTGCCGTCTATGTCTCACCCGCGTTCCGTCCTGGCTACGACAACCAGACTCGCGGTACATACGATGACGCTATCTGGGTTCAGCTCGCCAAGGCGCGCATGGCGCTCCTCGGGCTCGAAGCCACAGAGAAGACCGTTCGTGCTCCGCTTGCGGTTCCCCGAGACCTCCAGAACTTCACGTTCGGAGATGACGCGGTTCTCCGTACTGACTCACCCGACAAGATCCGCCGTGTGGGTATCGACGTTCCTCAGGCTTCTTTCCAGGAACAGTCCATGCTCGAACAGGAGCTTCGCGTAGGAACGCGAACCCCTGAGGCTCGATCCGGAAACATCGACGCATCGATCATCACCGGCAAGGGCGTTCAGGCTCTGCTCGGTGGATTCGACTCCGCTATCCAGACCGGCCAGTCGGTAATTGCCGAAGCGCTCAAGCGGGCGCTGGAGCTTTGCTTCGAGATGGATCAGAAGCTCTGGCCCAGGGAGAAGAAGACCGTACGCGGTACGGTCCAGGGTACGCCGTTCGAGGAGGATTACACTCCCGCGAAGGACATCAATGGAGATTACACAGTCGATGTCACTTACGGGTTTGCTGCCGGACAGGATCCCGCTAGGGCGATCGTCGGACTCCTCCAGCTTCGAGGCGACCAGCTCATCTCTCGGGACTTCTTCCAGCGTCAGCTTCCGATGAACATCGATGTTGTCCAGATGCAGACGCAGGTGGATAACGAACAGTTCACGGATGCACTCAAGCAGGGAATCATGGGTTACGCCCAGACTCTCCCGCAGCTGGCCCTACAGGGCCAGGCTGATCCGCTTGACGGATTCCAGAAGATGGCGAAGCTGATCGAACTTCGCGAGAAGGGCAAGTCCGTACACGATGCAGTCGTAGAGGTCTTCAAGCCCAAGGAAGCCACAGGCGCCCCTCAGGCGCCCCAGGATCCCATGGCAGCCCTTATGGGTGGCGGAGGTATGGGAGGCGCCCCAGCGGGCGCTGAGCAGCCTTCTGGGTTCGATCTCCAGTCACTCCTCTCTGGGCTCACCAGCGGAGGCGAAGCAACGATGTCCGCTCGAACGCAGCGGCAAGGCCCAATCTAAGGAGGACTCATGTCCGATTGGTTTGACAACGCTCACCCGGAGAGCGGTCCGTGGTACTCCCTCAAGGGTGGCACCCTCGCTCCCCACATCCAGATGCCGATGGAGTCTCAGAACTCCGGCGACCCTCGCTTCAACGGTAAGGTCGCTCCGCCTACGTCGTGGACGTCTTCGCTTCACGCGGTTGACACCCCGACCGGTCCGGCTCCGACCAACCTCAAGTAAGGAACGAGATGTCCACTCTCATTATCGGCGCGATCATCAATCGCGCTAAGGACGGGTTCGATGTTCGTGGACTCAGCCAGGATAACGGTGATAACTTCATCGGGCACTTCTATCCGCTCTACGGCAGCCGGTATGATGAGATCATCTTCACCGATCCGTTGGTTCTGGACGAGAAGTCCTGGGAGTGGTTCTCTCGCGACGTGCTCACTCGCATGGCACCTGGAGGGGAGATCAAGTGGGAACTCCAGTAAGCGGGCCTGGCCAGTTCAGCCAGCGTACCGACAAGGCGGTGAGTGAAGCCAACCGCAACCTGCCCAACGCTGATTACGGCGAGCAGGCACAGTATCAGGAGCAGCTCGCCGGGGCGCCTATGGCTCAGTCGGCACCGAGCTTTAGCGACATGTTCGGCAGTCCGGCTTCCCGCGTGATTCCGTTCGATGCAGAATCACAGCAGCCCGAGACTCCCGTAACAGACGGCGCCGCACTCGGTGCGGGCGCTGGCCTCGAAGCACTCGGTGCCACTCCGGCAGATCCGCGACTTACTCAGGCCAGATCCTGGATTCCGGCTCTTGAATGGATGGCCAACCAGCCAGGCTCTGGCGACTCGGCCAGAAACTTTCTTCGTCAGGTAAAGGCGAACATGGGAATGTGAGGTAATCATGGGGCGATGGTGGGACACTGATATGGCCAGCGCCAGTCAGGCGCTGTACACGGATCCTTCTATGGCTTTCGATGTTGCCTCTACTCCGGATGACGCGTTCACTCAGAACGTTCTCCGCTACACCGCTCAGCAGCAGCAGGTAGATCAGCAGCAGGTTCAGCAGGACCGTTCTGGATTCCTCGGCACGATTGCTGGCTGGTACTCCGATGCAGATAAGTTCCTGTCTGAGACGCCACTGGTTCGTGGCGTCTGGGGTGCAGCCAAGGGTGTTGGATCTGCGGTGTGGTACCCGGTCGACAAGCTCGGTCAGGGCGCTCACTGGCTCTACTCCGAGGCCGTCTCTCAGCCGCTGAGCACGGCCATCCTCCAGTACGGCAAGGCGCTGAACGCGCGAGACGACTCGATCATGTTCAGCGCCGACGAGTGGTCCAGTGCCTACGGCAAGGCTGAGCACATCTCTCCTGGCCAGGCAATCTTCAACACCGCCTCGACGGAGATGACGCAGGAAGACAGCCTACTTACTCCGTTCCTCAGCGGTGAGCAGAACGAGTTCCTTCGTCAGGCCATGACTCCCGAGGATCTTGACGGCGAGCCCAACCGCCGGGCGTACGAACGCCTGGTGTACGACACCGAGTACTGGCGGGACAAGGGCGGATGGACATACACGGCTGGTACGGGAGCGACGGACTTTGCTTTCGTTATCGGACTCGACCCGACTACGTACCTCACCGCCGGTGTGTCCAACATAGTCAAGGGCGTTCGATCGGTTCAGCTTGCCACCAAGGGCGACGAGGTTGTACGTACTCGTGGGGCTATCGCAGACACCGCACGTAAGCTTGCGGGCAAGAAGCCTGAGACCGTTGAGGAAGTCGCTAACGGTCAGAAGATGCAGGATTTCTTTGACTGGGCTGTTCAGCCTGGCGCTAACGGAACTCCCCGTCGCACCGCTCAGGAGATCGCAGAGCATCCCATCTGGGGTCGCGGTCGCCGTCAGAACCCGTTCAAGAATCAGTACTCCCAGGTTCTTGCGAACTGGGAGCGGACTGACATGGAGATGGGCTTCCGGTTCATGGCCGGTGACAATTCCGTGGTTGCTCCGCTGATGGAGCGTGGCGGTAAGGTGCTGGACGATATCGGTCGACTCTCCGAGAACCGTGTGGCTGTGGATTCCCTCAAGTTCGACAGTGCTGCACTTGGCTACTTCGCTGCACTGGAGAACCGTATTCCGGCCACAGCCCCTAGTGGGCTGGACCTCACTAGCCCTGCGACTGCACTCAACGAAGAGGCCGGAAGGTTCTTCGGTAAGGTGGAAGGTGTCACCGATCCCTCAGCTGTCGATAAGGTGATGTTCGATACCTGGAAGCAGTCCAAGCTTTCTCTTATCGACAACGAGTTCCAGACCCTCACGAGTGAGAGCAACGACCTCAGGCGCCTGCTTGGCGCCAACCTCGGCCGTGATGCCAATGACTTCTCCGCTATCGAGGCTACGGGTTTCGGTGGCCTTGGTCGTGCTTACCGCATGGGTAATGGTTCCTTCACGTCCAGCTACGCAGATGCTGAGCGGGCGTTCGGGAACAAGATGAAGGATCGTCGCGGTCGATTCACGACCGAGGGCGTTCGCCAGGGTTTCTATGGAACTCCGATGCGAATCGTCCAGTCCTTCAACGACAAGGTTCCCCAGGGGTTTGTGAACCACAACGAGGCTGACGCGGGTGACCGTGTGTACGAGATGCTTCGCGAGGTTCCCGGTCTCGGGGCAGAAACCCGAGCCGGTCTGCATAACCTGTACATGACCGCCGGTGACAAGGTAGCCAAGTCTCAGGCTCTCCAGAAGATTAACTACCAGGTTCTCCAGCACATGGCCACGAACGTCAAGGGCCTTGATGGTGATGTTGCACGAGTCCTTTCGGGACTCGTTGAGACCAAGGTGGGGGAGACGGTAAACAAGCTCCTCAACACCACGGGCCGCAACTTCACCGAAGGTAAGCAGGCGTTCTCTGGCGCGGAGCGGGCTGGCACTGGCCGCAAGGTCGACCATATCGAGGATGGTGAGGCATGGGTTCTGGCCCCGCTGGCCAAGACTCAGCTCAGCCAGTCTGACGCTCTTCTCCCGATCCGCGAGATCGAGCGGGCGCTTGACCGCGTCTCTGGTTCCATGCAGCGAGTCCGCCGTAACGGTGGCTCTGCGGTTGATGCTACGAAGATCGTGGCTGATTCCTTGAATGGAATCTGGAAGGCGTCCACGCTCCTTCGTCCCGCGTACATCGTTCGGTCCACGTCTGACGAGATTGCCGCAGCGGCTATCAAGTTCGGCTTCATGTCCCGCATCCTGATGGATGGTGGGACCGGAGCGAAGAACTGGGCGCTCAACCGTGGCACTCGGGTCAATGCGGTGCTTGGCAGGGGAAGTCACACGCCTACCACTGGTGGCGGTATCGAGAAGTCCATCATCCGTATCGACGACCCTCAGGCTGTCGCAGGTGCACGAGCGGTTGAGGCTAGCCTCCGCAAGGAGCTGGCTAAGACTACCGACAAGCTCAAGCGTGCCGAGATCGAGAGCGATCTCAAGAAGGTTGGAGTCACCAAGCTGCGCGTCTCGAACGCGCTGCCGGTGGTTAATGCTCGCATCGGCATGGAACGTGAGCTTATGGCGAATCTCGAAAAGGATCTCGCTAAGGTTCAGGCCAGCTACGCACAGACGCAGGCATCCATGGCTGCACCGCCTACTCTCGGTGGCGGCCCTGGCTCTGCTACGTCTACTCGCATGGCGAACAAGCTCGCATCCGATCAGGACAAGATGCACGCTATTCAGCTCCAGATCGACGAGCACCAGCAGGTGATCAAGGAGTTCACCGATTACCACAACGAGATCTATCGCGTCGCTCTGGCGTCCGAAGGTCGTCGTCTCGGTACCGGCAGCTTCGAGGTCCCTGGTTTTGGTCAGGTCCCTCAGGCGTTCTCCGGCGAGTGGGCAAACCCTATCGCTCGGGATCAAATCTCCTCGGACTCCGCCATGGCTTCCATCTTCGCTCGTGCCGAGTCCATCGACACCCGCCGAATGATCAACACTGGAAGCTGGACGTACCTCACTCCGGATGCTCCGAACTACATGCAGTCATGGACTCACGCGATCAACCGTCAGTTCGCTCAGGACGACCTGTTCCTCAAGGTGATGGAAGATCCTACAGGAGCTGCGGCTCTTGCGTGGCTTCGTACGCCCGCCGGTAAGCAGCACCTTGTGGACCTTGGTCCCCGAGCCCGAGACCCCAAGGGTCTCGTTGCCGACATCGGCATGACGCTGGATAAGTACCTTCCTGAGGACACCGGTCTTCGTCAGAAGGTTCTTGACGGTGAGGACATTACCGAGGCTGACCTGACTGGCGCTATCGCCAAGTCGGATTACCCGACGGTTCACGGTGAGGAGATCGCGGAGAAGACCGCTGCATCCGCCAAGGATACTGCGGCTAACGTGATCGACCGAATCATCTCCAAGGGATTCCAGCGTCTCGGCTCTATTCCGTCGGACGTTCTCTCCAGGCATCCTACGTACCTCCACTTCCAGGAGGGGCGATTCAAGGAGCTGATGTCTACAGAGCTTTCGTATCGTCAGTCTGTCGGCAAGGGCG